TACCGTGTTTTGAGATTACAGAAAGATCAGGATGATTTTGTTTATTCCGTACAGCTTTATGAGCGGAATGAAAAACAAATTTATGAAGCTGGACCGCTTTACTATCCTACAGATTATCACGGTAAGCATTGGAACTATATTCCATTTACATTTTGTGGTGCGATCGATAATACAGACGAAATTAATAATCCGCCGTTGCTTGAATTGGCTGATCTAAATCTTGCTCATTATCGTAATTCTGCAGATGTGGAAGAATCAGGATTTATTGTGGGTCAACCGATTGTATCAATGCCGAGTATCACTCCTGAGCAATATGAAATCATTAAAAAGGACAAGTTAGCGATTGGCGCTCGGAATGGTTTTCCAACTAAGGTTGAGATTGCTCAAGCGAGTGAGAACAACTTAGCCAAGCAATTAATGACTGATAAATGGCTACAAATGAAAGAAATGGGTGCTCGCCTAATTGAGGTAGGTTCTGCTAATAAAACTGCGACACAAGCAGATAATGAGGATTCTATACAGCATTCAGTTGTTTCACTGGCAGTATCTAATATCAGCGAAGCATTACAAATGGCGTTACGTTGGTGTGCCAAGTTTGCCTTGCCTGATCACGATTTAAAGCCTGATGAACTGACTTATGTTATTTCTCAAGATTTTAATAAACAAAAATACAGTGTTGAACGTTCAAAACTGATTTTAGAGATGGTCCAAGGTGAGTTAATACCACCAGAAATTCTTTTTCAATATGAGCAAACTGGCACTTTCTCAGATGCTAAATGGGAAGAAATTGAGAAGAAGATTGAAGAATATCGGATGAGTAAGCCATTAGGTAGCTATCAGCCATATCAAGGTGTAGATGATGAACGATCTAGAGGTACAACAAGCGATAATTGATGCCTTAAATCAGCATAATTCTTATCTTCAACGCCTATCCTCAAGCTCTATTCATGAAATTTTAAATCATTTTGATGACTTATCATTGGAGATGCTAAAACAACTCCGTGATTTGTTGGATGATTTAAACGAAGCAGAAAAAACAACTTTAACGAGTGGGAAATATACAACAGCATCATTAAAAGAAATTCAGGGAGTAATGACGAATTGGCAACAGTCAATCTCTACTATTCTTCCTGAAATTCTTGATATTTCGATGATTGCTTTGGCTTCTTATGAATCAGCATATATCTATAAGTTGGCAAATAAAAGAGCTCCAGTAATTAGTGGTAAAACTCTGCTGAATAAGGCAAAGAAAACACCTTACGCTGGTGGTCAATTATTGGATTATATCTTTCCGAATGTCGCTGAAAGTGTTCGAAAAAAAGCTGAATATGTTATTCGTGATGGTGTTTCAAATGGGCAAACAAATCAGGAAATTATTCAGCGTATTAAAGGAACCAAAGCGCGTAATTATGCTGATGGTTTGTTGAATCAAACTCGGAATGTAATTGATGCTGAAGTTAGAACAGCAAGGGCTCACATAAGTAATAATACTTATGTTGAAACATGGCGAACACTTGGCTTTGAGTTTACTAAAGATATAGCTACTTTAGATGGTCGTACAACACCTATCTGTGCTAGTCGGGATGGTCGTGTACAGAAGTTAGATGCCAATCATCAAAGACCACCATACCATTTTCGCTGTCGTACAGTTCAAGTCGGATGTGACAAAGATGGAAAATTAGATGGTACAAGACCATTTGTTGCGGATAACCGCCCTGTAAAGGGTATTCCAAAAGATCAGCGAGATGGAAAGATTGGACAAGTTGATGCGAATACGACTTATAAAGAATGGTTTGGACGACAAGATGATTCTTTTAAAAAAGAATGGTTAGGTCCTACAAGATTTAAGTTTTATAAGGAAGGTAAGTATTCGATTGATAAATTTGTTGATCCCATTTCTGGACGAAATTTTACTCTGAAAGAATTAAAAGAAAAAGATTTCAAATCTTTTAAGAATTTTGGATTGTAATTACATATTGTAAAAATTCTACAATCTTCTAAATGAAGATTTAAGGTATAAATTTAATTAGTTTTAAATTTCTATTAATGATAGGAGTTAAAAAATGCAGAAATCATATTTCTATCTCAAAACTTTTGATCTTAAAATTGATGATGGGCGGGAACATAATGTGGTAAATATTGGTCTATTTAGTTCTCGTGAAAAAGCTATTGAACATGTTATTGCTCTTGGAAAAAGTCTGGAGTCAGAAGGTTATGAGTTTGCAATCATAGAATTATCATTAATTGCTTAAAAATTTATTATTAACTATTAAACCGCCGAAAGGCGGTTTTTTATTGCCTGAATTCGGATGAATAAGGCGCAACGAGCGGAAGCTTAATTAAAAATGGTGGAAACCTATGAAACTTAAAACGATTCAAATCGAAAATAAAACTTACGCAGAAGTGAATGAAGAAGGTAAACCTTTATACCTCCATGAAGATGGAACAGAGATTGCCTTTGATGCACCACATGCGATTGCAAAAATTAATGAACTCGGATCAGAAGCAAAAAATCATCGAATTGCTAAAGAACAAGCGGAAGCAAGTTTAAAAACATTTGAAGGTTTAGATGCTGAAAAAGCCCGAAATGCTCTAAACACCATCAAAAACTTTGATGATAAAAAGTTGATTGATGCAGGGGAAGCAGAACGGGTACGAACTGAAGCAATTGATTCTGTGAAACAAACTTATGAAACACAACTTGGTCAAATCACATCTGAACGTGATGCATTTCAACAGCAATTACATAATGAATTGATCGGTGGTGGATTTGCTCGTTCTAAGTTTATCCAAGAAAAAGTCGCTGTTCCTGTTGATATGGTTCAAGCCATGTTTGGTCAAAACTTCAAGGTCGAAGATGGCAAACCTATCGCATATGACAGTAAAGGTCAAAAAATCTATTCCCGTACAAATCATGGTGATGAAGCTGCTTTTGATGAAGCTTTAGAAATCTTAATCGGTGGATACCAACATAAAGATTCTATTCTAAAAGGTTCACAAGCAGGTGGTGGTGGTTTTTCAGGTCAAGGCGGACAAGGGGGTGGCAAAGCGATGTCACGTCAAAGCTTTGAACAGTTAGCACCACCAGAAAAACAAGCATTCATGAAAGATGGCGGACAAATTACAGAAAATTAATTTTGGAGATTAGTGAATGTCTAATAATTTAAATGGCTTATTACCAACGCTATATGCAGCACTTGATATTGTTTCTCGTGAGATTACTGGATTTATTCCTGCAGTTACACGTGATACTGGTATTGAACGTGCTGCAGTTGGTGATGATGTAAAAATTCCAGTAACAACCGTTGCAGAAGCACAAGATACTAAACCCGGTGTACATGCACCAGACGCAGGTGATGGTACGGTAGATAACATCGTGGCTAAAATTACCAAGTCACGAAATGTACCGATCCGCTGGAATGGTGAAGAAACTCGTTCACTACAAAATGCAGGTACCTTTGCCGCAATTCAAACCGATCGTTTTGCTCAAGCTATGCGAACGTTGGTGAATGAAATCGAACGAGACTGTTGGCTAGAAGCTTATAAAAATGCATCAATTGCTTATGGTGCCGCAGGACAAACGCCGTTCAGCACTGCAGCTGATATGACTGATTTTGCTGGAACATTAGGTATCTTGGAAAACAATGGTGCGCCGCGTAATGATCTGCAATTAGTGTTAGGTCATGCAGCAATTGGTAATTTGCGTGGTAAGCAAGCAGGATTATTCAAGGTCAATGAAGCCGGTCGTGATGACATGCTACGAAATGGTATGACTGACCGTATTATGAACTTTGCGATTCGCCACTCGCATGCAGTCGGTGTACATGCTAAAGGGACTGGTGATGGTTATCTTGTAAATGGCAGTTCATCAGTTGGTGATAAGTCTATTGCTGTAAGCACCGGGACTGGAACAATTCTTGGTGGAGATATTGTGACATTTGCGGGTGATGGTACTCAATATGTGTCTGGTGGTTTAGCAGGATCGAACTTAATTCTTAATCATGGATTGGCTTTAGTTCCAGCTGATAAAGCTGCAGTTAGTGTTGGTAATAACTATGTACCAAACCTCGCATTTTCACGTTCAGCAATTGCATTAGCAACACGTACTCCTGCTTTACCTGAGGGCGGAGATAGTGCAGATGATCGTACGCAAATTGTAGATCCTGTTACTGGATTGGCATTTGAAATTGCGGTTTATCGCCAATACAAACAAGTTGTCTATGAAGTCAGTTTGGCTTGGGGTGTCAAAGCTATTGCACCGCGACATATCGGACTACTTTTAGGTTAACCAATAGGGCGAGAAATCGCCCTTATTTTTTGGAAAATAGAAATGACTTTATTAAATACAGTCCAAATCAAAGATGGTAATGGATACCGTGTAATCAACGAGTCCGACTTTATTCATGGACAACACGAACTCTATGGTGATTCAAAATTATCCAATTTGACTAACCAGGCTTCAGATGTTGGCTCAAGTTTAGAAGACAAGAAACAATTAAAAGAAGCTGAGATTAAATTAAAAGATTGTCTAGAACAGCTTCAAATCGCTCAAGGTGAATTTATTGCATTTAAAAACAACATTGATGCGATGAAAGCCCGTATCACCGAATTGGAAGCAAATGCCGATAAAACGGATGAAGAAAAACCGAAAACAACCAAAACAAAATAGGTGAGTCATGAGCTTTATCACAGTAGATGATGCAAATCGTATATTGGGGAGCGACTTTGCGCCTGAAGGTGATAAAGCTCGTTTAATACTGTTAGCCAATACATGGATGAAGAATGAAATTGGTTTTGTTCCTGATCCAATTGATCCTTTATTGCAAGATGCAGCATGTGAAATCGTGAAAGGTATTAAAACTGGTGTGATTTATTCTGGTGTTTCACGACAAACAACGAGTGAACGTGTAAAAGCCGACTCAGTTGAAGTTGAGGAATCTTTTGTTGAGGGTAGTCGTGAAATTTCAGAATTTGAACAGATTGCCAAAGCATTCATAAATTCGTTAGATCTAAAGCCCAAAGGATTTACATTCAAGGTGTATCGAGGATGAGAGATAAGATTCAATCTAAAGTGGCTAAGGCTTTTAATACTAAGCTTGCAGATACAATCACCACTTTCACATGTTCTAAAGAAATCCAATCTGGTGATTTCGATTTTGACTCACAGACTTACCCCACAGTGATTGTTAAGCAATACTCAGGACGTGGCGTATTTGGCTCATATAAGCGAGATTTGGTTAAGCCTATCGATTATCAAGTCGAGGATATAAAAGCCATTATACTTCAAAATGAAGTCAGCCAAGAGCCTCAAATTGATGATGTTTGGTTGACAAGCAAAGGTCAATTTAAAGTTTTAAATGTTGCTGAAGATCCGAGTGGAAGTATTTTGTTTTGTCAATTGCGTAAGTAAAGGACCAATTAGATTGTGTAATTTATTACCTGAATAATGTTTAGTTCTTTAATTAGCTGTGTTTATTCAAACACCATGAAACACATTGGTATCCAGTCTATGCTATAAATTGAACTTGATGTAAGAGGAGAAATCACTATGTCGATTGGAGATAAATCTGCTTATACAGCAAAATAAAAGCGTCAGGCAAAACATATTTATGAGAGCGAAAAGAAATTAGGTCGCTCTGATGAAGAAGCAGAACGTATTGCTTGGGCAACAGTAAATAAACAAGATGGTGGGGGAAATAAGAAAGCCCATTAATCTAAGTAAAAAATCCACATTTGTGGATTTTTTTATGGAGGAAATATGAGCTGGAAAGGATCCAAACCAACAAACTTTGCAATTCAGATTAAAAATGACTCTGAGCAGTACTTAAAAAAGATCAGTACCGAAATGCTTCAAGGTGTTATTGTTCGATCTCCTGTAGATCAGGGTGCATTCAGAGGAAATCACAGAATATCTGTAAATAATCCTGATACCACTTCTGATAAAAACCTAAAAGATTCACAAGGTAATAAAACCTTATTGAGTGAATCAGAAAAACTTAAGCAATTGAAATTGGGCGACACGGTTTATATTCAAAACAATCTGCCTTACGCAGTAAGACTAGAGAATGGTCATTCACAGCAAGCGCCATTAGGTATTTATGGTTTAACCTTTCTTTCAGTATCGAGTAAATACAAATGATGACTTTAAGCGAAGCTGAGATTGCGATTTATCAAAAGATTGGTCAGTTTATTGGTGTGGAAAAGGCAAATTTACGAATTCCAAACCAACCAACGGTAGATGGAAAACCTTTTGTTCCACCTACAAATAAGTTGTGGTGTAGGGTCTATATTCAGTATGGAGATAGCCAAATAGCTGGAATTGGGAATGGACCTTGTATCCGTGATATTGGACTAATCTCTATACAATGTTTCGCACCAAAAAATACCGGCACAATCGCGATGACAAACCTGTGTGACCAGTGGCGTGATTTTCTTCAATCATTTGGTGTTTCACATTTAGAAGTCTATAAAGTTCATGCACCACAAGATATAGATGATGACAATTTTTACGCTAAAATAGTACGCGCTGAATTTAGAGTGAATTGAATTGCACTTAATTGCTGATAAAAAATTCAAGTATAATATTACATATAAGGATATAGTTTTTACTTAGTGGGAGTAGGAATTGGATAACTTACTTGATTCTGAAAAAGCTAAAATATTTCAAAAGATTGAAACTAAATTTGAATTATATTTAATTAACAAAATTAATAATGTAAGTTTTTATCCACCTAATAACTTCTTTTCTTACAATGTTCTATTCCAAACAATATTAGAGCCAAATGGCTTCGATATATTCAAATTTAAGGAGTTAAATACTCTAGAAAAAATTCAAGAAAATGCTAAATGTTGTCGAAAAATGGGAATGGATGATTTTAACACTAAGTATTTAGTAGATATTTTAGAGGAAGGAGCATCTCAATTTATTGACAATTAAGTTATAAATATTTTTAACGCCACTCAAATGAGTGGTTTTTTTATGCCTAAATTAAGGAGAACTTCATGAGTTCTGGAGCTAAACAGCTAACCCGAGTTGGTTTTGAAGCATCACCCGGTGTGATTGCAACAACTTGGAATACATTTGCATTTACCACCAATGGTTTGGATGCATCGGCACAAACCACAGAATCACAAACAATCAAAGATTCACGAATTGCAGCTGGTACTTTAGTGACTGGTGTTGAAGTACAAGGTGATATTGAATCTGAATGGGCTTATGGCATTCAAGATGGTGTCTTAGAGCTTGTTGCCTTCAATGCTTGGAATAGTAACGTCTTAACATTTGGTGGTACTAGTCGAAAAACACTTTCGATTATTCGCGGTTTTACTGATATCGATAACTATCAAGTTTTCACAGGCTGTCATATCAATCAATGGACCTTGAGCATCCCTGATAGTGGCATTGTGACTTCTAAATTCTCAATTATGGCAATGAAACGTACTGCATATGAGGTTGCACCTACTGGTACCGTAACACCTGCAGGAGATGCAATTCCATTTACAAGTCTTTCAACCGGCGATATTTTGATTGAAGGTGAAAAGAAAGCGGGGATGTGCGTCACTCAGATTGAATTGACCATTGATAATACAATGCAGATTCAAAAGTGCTTGGATTATGAAAACAATATTTCTGGAATTTTGGAAACCATCATGAAAGGCAGTGGTAACTTCACAGTTGCATGGTCTAAAAACACCGCTGAGTTATATGAAAAACAGTTCTTGAATGAGCCGATTAGCCTTGAATATAGCCTGAAAGATAAAGATGGGAATAAATACACATTGTCACTTCCAAATGTGTTGGTTTCAGCACCTCTACCGAGTGGTGGAGCAGGCGACATTCTTAACACTCAATTTTCATTCACTTTGGCAGATGCTGCACCTACTCTTAAACGTATTCCTATCGTGGCAGGTCCATAAGCATGAAAATTAAAATCGAAGAACAAGAACAAACCAAAATTCCAAGCAAGCTGATTGATTACAAAGATGGTGCTAAATTTCTTATTGCAGGAATAGATAAGCCATCATTCAAGCATTGCATGGAGTTGCGTAGCACTCGTATTGAGCAAGAGATTCAAGGTGTCCGGGACATTACAGATGAAAGCTCTCGTGAAATTGCCCAATCATTCAGTAAGGCGGTTTCACATTTAGTCTTGAACTGGCAAGGCTTAGAAGATGAAGAAGGGAATATTTTTGAATATTCCAAGCAAAATGCTGAACTTCTTTGCACAAGTACAAATGAGTCAATTGAGCTTATTGTGTGGATCCTTGCAGAAGCACAAAAGATTCAAGTTGAAGCCAACGAAGATAAGGCTGAAACATTGGGAAAGTCATCCAGCTCTACAAGTACCAAACAGCGAAGTGGGACATCGAAAAAGCAAGAGAAGTCTATCAAAAGCTAGGTCAGCCATTGCCTGACTACTATCTACCGCCTGAATATTCATACACAGCTCACTCCATTCTTTCAGCTTATTACGTGATTGCTCGTTCTAGACAGTATGAGCAATGCATTCCTATGGCTTTAAGTCTTGGGGCTGTGAATGATTACTGTGATCAGTATGAATCACCAGTACCTAGATGGATTTTCAATGATTGTATCTTTGCTTTAGACAACCTGTTTTTGGAAGAGGCGAGCAAACAGAAGTGATCTTTCAATAGAGCTACACGTATAAGAGAGAACTATATTCGTATGGTTTTCTATAGACCAAAACAAAACCCCGAGAGTTGGCGCTTTCGGGGTTTTTTACATCCACTTAACCGCAAAGAAAAGAGGAGATATATCTGTATGTCTGAATATACCAGTTTTTCAATCCAGATGCTAGGAGTAGTAATGGAAGCAATTAACTTAAACCCATCAAGCTTTATTTATTTCTTTGGATATATGGCTTTAATTTACGCTGGAATTAGATTGTTAAATCTGTTTATTAAAATCCTAGAAAGCAAATTTAATCTCAACTAAACCGACCCACAAATGGTTGGTTTTTTATTGTCCGCAATGCGCCTTTAGGCGCTTTTTTACGCCTAAAGGTAATCCAAATGACAGAACAAACAAGCCGTTTAGTAATTGAAATCAGCTCTGAACAAGCTAAAAAGAATGCTGAAGAGTTAAGTAAAGAGTTGGTTAAAATCTTTACTGGTGGTGAAAAGGCGAGTGATTCAACTTCGAAGCTTGGCAAAACTATTCAAGTCACAAGCAACATTACTCAAAACTTCAATACTACTGTGAATAATACGACTAAGGCTTTAAGTGATCAGGAAAAGCAAGTCAATCAAAATGGCTTAGCCATCAAAGAAATGGCTAAATTTGTGGCTGGTTACATCTCTATCAGCAAAGGTATTGCTGCGGCTGATAATTACACACAGATGGCGGCACGTATACGAAATGCGACATCTAGCGCTCAAGAGTACAACTTAGTCCAAGAAAGATTGCTGGTAACCGCAAATACAACATTTCGGGCATTAAACGAAGCTCAAGAGGTTTATCTTTCACTTGCGGGTGGGATGAAGTCACTTGGCTACAGTACCAAGCAAACTTTAGACTTATCAGATTCTTTATCGTTTGCCTTTACAGCTAATGCAACACGAGCTGATCAAGCGCAATCTGCAATGGATGCACTATCAAAATCGATGGCTAAAGGCACAATTGATGCAGACGCATGGATTTCGATTGTAACTGGTGCTGATAATATTATTGCTGACATGGCAAAAACCACAGGAAAAACTGAGTCTGAAATTCGTCTACTTGGAGCAACTGGTAAAGCATCCCTTGAAGATCTAATTAAAACATTGGTTGCTACTCGCGAACAGAATGAAAAACTTGCCAACAACATGGAGAACAGTTTTGCAGATGGCTTAACTCAGCTGTCAAACAAAACAACAGTTTTTCTTGGCAAACTAAATGAAACGACTAAATTAACAGGAACTTTGGCCGCAGGACTAGGATTTCTTGGCGAACATGTAGATAAGCTTGCTGTTTTAGGTGGAATTGCGGCTTCAATTTATGGTGGGCGTTTAGTTGCCGCATTTGTTCAAACTGGTATAAAAGCTGGTTGGGCAACTGCGGCGATTCTAACCCAAACTGGCGCCATGAATGCATCAACAACAGCAGCACGTTCTTTATATCTTGCACTGGGTGGTCCAGTAGGTTTGGTTGTAGCAGGGATTGGAGTCGCATCAAGCTTTTTATTGATGAAAGATTCATCTAAGGATGTTAATACATCATTAGAAGAGCAAGGTTTGAGTGTTGATGAGTTGCGTGAAAAATACAGTCAACTGAATGCTGAGCAATTGAAGTTAAAGGCATTAGATGCCGCTGATGCTATTGAAACCCAAAACAAAAAAATAGCATCAGTTTTTGTCTCACTTAAACAATATATAAGTGATCTGAATGGTCAGGGTGAAACTGGTCAAGCGAAAGCTTTGCAAACTTATTTAGTTGAGTTACAAGCTGGTGGAGAGCGAGCAAAAACAGCATTTGCCAACCTTGAAAAGCAAAATATTGTTAGTCCGCATTCTCTCAAATTAGCTGCTCAAGTTGGATCTACTGTCAAGAGTAGTAACACTGAAATTGAGAAACAAAACCAAATTCTAAGCATTGCCTCCAATAAACATATTGATCATGCCAAAGCAGCTAAAACCGGAGCAGAGGGAGTTGCTCAGTTTGGAAAAGAAGCCGTAGGTTCTGCTGCACAAATAAAAGGTTTAAGTGCTGAGGTTCAAAAGTTCATTAACGATACTTTGAGTAGCATCTCTAGTAATAGTGAAGTATTAGCATTAAGAGCAAAAGGCATATCTAAGGAATATGCTGAAGCCTATGTAAAACTTAAGCAAACTCAAGGTTTACTTGGCAAAGATCAGGCAGTTGATACTGGTGCGTTTAGCTTAATGATGGCGGATCTTTCAATTAAGCAAAAGATCAAAAATCTAGACGAACAACAAGCCAAATCTGAAAAAGATCGTACTGAGGAGCTTGAGAAGCAACTTAAAGTCTTAAAGGTCAACGAAAAAGTTAAGGCAAATGCTGCTAAATATAACTTCGGTGGATTAGAAGGCAAGTATGGGCTACCAAGCGGAATGTTGTCTGCGATTCATATGATTGAATCTCGTGGTAATGCAAATGCATATAACAAAGGTTCTGGTGCTGCAGGTGGTTTCCAATTTCTTAAAGGAACTGGTGACCAGTATGGTGTTAAAGATCGCTATAACTTAGCGCAATCTGCCGAAGGTGCTGCAAAATATCTTTCATATCTACTGAAGCTTTTCAATGGAAATGTAGAGAAAGCAGTTCGTGCATACCATGCAGGCGAGGGTAATGTCCAAAAAGGTAAAAACCTTGGTAAATATAATAATCAGTACATCAAAGATTATTATGGCTACATGGGAGGAATGAGTGGTTTTTCAGGGAGCTCTAAAGACTATGAATTGCTCTTAAATGATCAAGTTAAAATGCTTGAAAAAACTCAAGAGGAAGCTGAAAAAATCCGTAAGGATTTTATGTCGAAAGGTCTTCAAGAGGAGCAAGAATATAAGGACCAACTCAAGAAAATTCGTGAAAATTCAGCCTTATCAAGCGATGAAAAGAAATCATATGAAGCTCAGTTAACCACTCGATTTGAAGCACAAACGAAGCTCAATAATCTTCAACAAGATTATGAGTTGAATGGTTTCAAATATACCGAGGACCAAAAGCTAATTTATCAGCGTGATTCAGCTAAGCTACAATTAGATGCTGATGGTAAATATAGCGATGAGGTTAAGGCTCTCCATAAAAAGTCAATTGATGATCAATTTGCGTTTGAACTTGAAAAGTCTAAACTTGCTAAAGACCAACGTTTACTTCAATCAACTGAATTCTACATGTCAGAGCTTCAATTAGCTAAGGCTAGATATGACATAGAAAAAAGACTTATTGCTCAGAGTAATGACGATCCTGCTGAAAAAGCGTTTAAAACACAGATGCTTGAACTACAGAATCAAGTAGACATGAATCGTCGACTAAAGGATGCGTCCATGGGCTGGGATTCGGTCCGTTCTCAAATGGATGGTTCTTCTGCACGATACCAAGTGGGTCAAGAGCGCTTTAATAGAATGGATGTATCACAGAATCTTTTTGACACACAAATTGCTGATGTTGAGAGACAAAAGCAAGAACCAGGTGCTGATCTGGAAAAATTGGCAGAGGTTCGTGAGCAAATTTGGGCTGCACATAATCAGCGGATGATTGATATCGAAAATCAGTATCAAAAGGATTCGTTGAACTTGCAGTTAACCCAAGCTCAGCAATTAACTGGTTCATTTGCAAATATGTTTAGGGGGATTTTGGGAGAAAGCTCAGGAGCTTACAAAACAATGTTTGCAATGCAACAGGGTTTTGCACTCACTCAAGCTGGTATGAATTTATGGTCCTCTGTTTCAGATGCTTATGCTAAAGAACCAGGTACTGTGTGGCAGAAAGTAGCAGCAGGGGCTAAGGCTGCTTTGGATCAAGGAACATTTTTGGCGATGATTCAAGCAATTACACCTCAAGGTTTTGCTACTGGTGGACACATCACAGGCAAAGGTACTGGAACAAGTGATGATATTCCGATCATGGCATCAAATGGTGAATTTATGATTCGCCAAGCAGCAGTATCAAAGCTTGGTTTAGTTGCATTGAATTACATGAACAAGACAGGTGAACTGCCTTTTCAAAGCGAGTTTAATGCTGCAAAGTATCAGTTCTCTCTACCTAACAAGCAACCTACTGAAAAGTTTAGAGATGGCGGCTTGATTGGTGTTTCTCGAATGAGTAATGCTGATGTTGAAAGAAGGCAGTTTGATTCTATTCAGCGCAGCAATAGCATGTCAGCCCAACCAAAAGTCATCATTATTAATCAAACTTCTCAGCCTGTAGAAGCAACATCTCAATGGGATGGGAATGAATTACATTTGGTTTTAAGGGAGATGCAAAAGAAAAATGAGGCTATGATGGATGCTAAGATAGAGAAACGCTTTATGATGTCAAAACGTCAAGGCTGGTAGTTATTGATCAGAGGAAGCCACCTCGGTGGCTTTTATTTTAATTTATTGATATTTTATAAGCACTTCAAGGAGTGCTTTAGAATGAAAAAATTATTTTTAATAGGGGGGCTTTTGTTTTCAGGACTTGCTAATGCTGAAGCACCATTTGGATTAAAAACAGGAATGTCGTTAATAGAAGTAAAAAGAATAGCAGGGGATCCAATAAGAATTAGTGATAATTATTATATGTTTACAAAAATTCCAAAGCC